GGGACCGGCCCATTGTTGAGGCACACCACAAACATCTCTGACATGATCAGAAATTATGGTGGGTTGGACAGTTGAGTGGTACGTTGCACGTCCAATCACTTGTCCATAATACTTACAATTTGAACCAGGCGGTAAATAATTGACAGGGCTCTTTGGATGAACCGTGTCGCCTTGGTAATATTGTACCTCATACTGTTCCGTAGGAATAGTGCCGGAACTCTTAGAAGTAAGCAGACCAGGCAATTGTTGAAGTTCAGCAAAAGCCTTATCAAACTGTTTTCTGGTAAGTAACCCGGCACACCCTCTCCGAGAATTGGATGCACTACCTCCTAGGTGGAAACCTCCAATGGTAGGACCTTTGGTCTCAGTTATTAAAGGAGACATGCACAGACCATTGAAATGATCCCATTCCAAGGTGTATTCACACCCTAGAAATTGGGCATCCCTATGTCCAGTGGGAGCGACATTCGTAGCAAAACGAGAAACGCGTCTACCACCTTCCTTATCCTTGTACACAAGACGTGCAGGAACACGTCCATATGCACCAGTAGGCAAATAATCCGTGAGGTCTTTCCAATCTCCACCATTCGGAATCCAAACCAATGAAAGATCTGTACCTTCAATGTGCACACTATGCTTCTTATACAAATAACACTCGAAATTACCCCCAATAAATTGTGGATTATGTCGAATGAAATTCGCTTTAAGATCTGTGTGCACCCAAGAGTGCTGAGGAATAATGGCAACATTAGATTTAGGGAAAAATGCGTCACAATGATGCTTCTTACCCGTCTTCAAGTCGACAAAATCCATATAGCACAAATTGGAAAATACACGTTCTTCAAGTTGGTCTGGGGTGATGGTTTTGGATTTCTCCGAACACGGCATGGCAGAAACTTTAACGGAAGCCCAAGGATTTACCTCGGAATCTCTCTCCTTAATATCCTCATCAGAACTAGGAGCAAGATTGCCCTCTGGCTCTGTATCCATAACAGAAAAGACTATCCGTGAAGCTCTCCACACTTGCACCAAACCATAGACGCCTAAAATCAAGACACTCGTACCAATCAACCATTTGGCATGATGATCACGATAGTATCTGAAGAAATCAGGCATCCTGGAATTATCTCTATGTAATATGTCATACAATCTCCTCTTGTGGTAATTTGTCAATGAAGCCAATGCCAAAAGATGGAGCAATAGTAGACACGAAAACAAAAAGATGACCAAGTTGGTGCGTACTGAAATGCTTTGAACCGAGTAATCCCACAAATCAAAGTAGTAATAATCGGTGTTACATTCAATACAGTGTCGGAAGAAAACCCACCACCTAAGCGGAATATGGACTTCTGGACAAACACGAGCAAACCAAGTGTAAGACAAAAGTACAATATAAGCAATGATAAAGACAGAATGCCAAATGGCAGATTGTCTAATTCTTCGCTCAATTTGTCCTTTATGTACCAGCAAGATAAACTGTTTCATCCAAGGAGCCTTGATCCAATGGTCAGGCAACCAGTTCGTCCAAACCGCAAATGGTGAAGTTTCCAACCATTGCAATTGATCTAGGACAATCTGGGTAGTCCAGTTCTCAGCTCCAATCCAAAATTGATCCCACATTTTCTT